ACATCTTACATTTATGTAGAATCAGATGGTGTGCAATTAGATGTAGATTATGTAAGAATAAATAGAAATGATATAGCGTTAAGAAAATTAACATATATATCATATGATAATTATTTACAAACTTACAAAGTAACTGATGATACAAATAATAAAGGTAATTACTCAGCACCTTTAAGAGTTTATATATTACCTGATCATTCTGCATTTGGTGTAAGTCCAAGACCAAATACAAATGAATATACAGTGCACTACGATTATTATACTACGCACACAGATTTAGATGCACATGGAGATAATATGAGTTTGCCTGATAGATTTAGTACATTAATTGTAGATAGAGCTAAATATTATACTTATATGCTTAGATCAGATCCACAGCATGCACAGTTAGCGGATAGAGATTTTCAAAGAAAACTTAGATTATTAAAAGTAGATTATGCTACTAAAAATGATTATATGAGAACAGATACAATAGCAGAAAGTATCACAACACAAATAGGGGGTAGAATAAGTTAATGGCTAAAGTAGAAAAAACTAGACAGCAAATTTTAGCAGAAAATGAAAAACTATCTGATCAAATTTTACGAGATTTAAAACAATCAGCTGTTGACAATATGGATGGTGAAGCTAGAGCTAATAAAAAATTAAATATGATGATGGTTAAATTAAATAAAGTTGAGCAACGAGCATATGATAATTTAAAAAAAGGTGAAGAATTAGATATGCTTACTGATGAACAAAAAAAACAGTTAAAAAAATTAGAAGAAAAAAGGAAAGAATAAAAATGGCTATTAAAGAACAAAAGAAAAATGGCATGAAAATTGTTGATAACATGGATGGTGAAAAAAGTGCTGAAGATAAATTAAATATGAAAGTATCAGAGTTAGATAAAAGCAGAATTAGACAATTAATGTTATTAAAAGAAGAAGCCGAAAGTAAAGGTGATACTGATAAAGTTAAAGAAATTGACGCAGAACTTTTTAAAATGAGATCTTAATATATGCCAACTACTGACCTTATATCACCATTTGTAGTGAGTTGTGCAGGAGGTTTAACACTTAATAAAGATGTGTTTTCTATGGCTCCTGGAGAAGCTCTTATACTACAAAATTTTGAGCCTGATATTAAAGGTGGATATAGACGTGTTAGTGGAACAGCACAATATAATACTACAATTGTACCTGAAGGATCTAGTAATTCTAGTTTAGTAGTTGATTGTTCTATTATATTTAATGGACAAATAATTGTTGCTAGAGGTGGTGATATTCACAGAGGAACTACATCAGGTAGTTGGACAAGTTTAACAACTGGATTAGGTACATCTACTAGAGCATATGACTTTGAAAAATTTAATTTTAATGGTACAGATAAATTAGTTATTGCTACAGGACACTCAGCTGCACAAATTATTGATTCTAGTTTTAGTGTAGATGTAGTAAATGCAACAGGTGGTGGTACAGCTCCAAGCAATCCTAAATTTGTAAAAGCATTTCAAAACCATATGTTTTATGCTGGTGCAACTAATTCACAAGAAGTTATATTTAGTGTACCATTTGAGGAAGATAATTTTACAACTGGTAGTGGTGCAGGATCATTTAAAGTTGACTCTACTGTTGTTGGATTAAAAGTATTTAGGAATGAATTAATTATATTCTGCGAAGATAGAATTTATAAATTAACAGGAACATCATCTAGTACATTTGCAGTACAAGAAGTTACAAGAAATATTGGATGTAGAGATGGTGGTAGTATTCAAGAGATTGGTGGTGATGTTATATTTTTAGCACCAGATGGTTTAAGAACTATTGCAGGTACGGCAAGAATTGGTGACGTTGAACTTGGATCTATATCTAGACAAATACAATCTAGAATTGATGAAGTTGGATTAGATAGAATATCATCTATAGTTATTAGAGCTAAATCACAATATAGAATATTTTATCCAACAACTGCAGGTGGACAAGGATCAGCAAAAGGAATTATAGGTGTATTAAAAAATAATCCTAATACAGGTGGTATTGGATTTGAATATGCAGATATGGTTGGTATTAAACCAGCTTGTACAGATTCAGATTTTATAAGTGGAACTGAAACACAAGTATTTGGTGGATTTGATGGGCATGTATATTTAATGGAATCAGGAAATAGATTTGCAGCAGGATCAGCAAATAATACTATTCAAGCTGTATATAGATCACCTGACATGGTTATGGGAGATCCAGGTATACGAAAATATATGCAAAGAGTTAATTTAAACTATGAAGGTGAAGGAACAAGTATTGATGCAAACTTAGCTCTTAGATATAATTACGATGATCAAAACAGTCCACAACCAACTAAGATTGCACTACCAAATGTAGGTGGTGCTGGACAATATGGAGCAGCTAAGTATGGTAGTTCATTATATGATGCATCAGGTGTTCCATTAGTTAGACAAACAGTAGAAGGATCTGGGTTTGCAGTAGCATTACAAATAGATGATCAAAATAGTGCAGACTCCTTTTCAATAAAAGGCTTTCAATTAGAATTTACCCCAGGAGGAAGAAGATAATGGCAGGCTATTCAGCTAGACAGGCAAGTTATACAACAGGTGATACTATCACGGCAGCTCACAGTAATGATGAGTTTAACCAGGTATTAGCTGCATTTAACGCAACAACAGGACACACGCATGATGGAACGGCGGGTGAGGGCGGACCTATAACATCTATCAGAGATGCCAATGTTTTAAACAGAGTATTAATTGACTCAACAAATAATCATTTAGAATTTTATGTAAATGTATCATCATCATCTGTACAGCAAGTAAGAATACAAGATGGTGCTATTGTACCTATTACAGATAATGATATTGACTTAGGAACTTCTTCTCTTGAGTTTAAAGATTTATTTATAGATGGTACAGCTAACGTAGATACTTTAGCAGCTGATGCTATAAGTTTAGGTGGTACAACTATTACTTCAACTGGAGCAGAATTAAATATACTTGACGGAGTTACTTCGACTGCGGCAGAACTTAATATCTTAGATGGTGTTACTTCTACAGCTGCAGAGTTAAATTTACTAGATGGTATTACAGCAGGAACTGTATCCGCATCTTTAGCAGTTATTCCAGATTCTAATAAAGATATATCTGGATTTAGAAACTTAAGTATAACTGGAGATCTTACAGTTGCTGGTGATGATATTACTATGGGTACAAATACTGCAGGTAATTTATTAGTTGCAGATGGTACAAACTTTAATTCAATAGCAGTAGGATCACTATCAGAAATATCTTCAGTAGCTAATGATGATGTATTATTAGCAGTTGATACTTCAGGTGGTGGGCTTAAAAAAATTGCTAGATCAACACTTGTATCAGGACTTGCTACATCAGGTGCAATATCAAATGTAGTAGAAGATACTACACCACAATTAGGTGGTGACTTAGATGTTAATAGTAATGGATTAGTATCTACATCAAATGGTAATATTGCTTTAACACCAAATGGAACTGGTGTTGTTAGAATTGATGGATCTAATGGTATTGATATACAATCAGGATCTATATCAATTAAAAACTCTGGTTCTCAATCTTATGTTGATTTTTATTGTGAGTCATCAAATGCTCACTATGCTAGACTACAAGCTCCTGCTCACTCAGCTTTTTCTGGTAACATCACATTAACTTTACCAGCCACTACTGATACAGTTGCAGGTATAGCAGCTACACAAACTTTTACTAACAAAACTTTAACTTCACCAAAAATAAATGAAAATGTAGCCGTAACTGCAACCGCTACAGAAATAAATATATTAGATGGTGTAACTTCAACAACTGCTGAATTAAACATTTTAGATGGTGTTACATCAACAGCAGCAGAGTTAAATATATTAGACGGAGTAACATCTACAGCAGCTGAATTAAATATATTAGATGGTGTAACTGCAACAGCTAGTGAGATAAATATTATAGATGGAGATACATCAGCAAGTTCTACAACTTTAGTAGATGCAGATAGATTAGTTGCAAATGACGCAGGTACTATGAAACAAGTAGCATTAACAGATGTTAAAACATATTTAACAAGTGCAGGATTTAGCACAGATGATCCAACAGCTTTAGCTATTGCTCTTGGATAATAATCATTGACTTTTAAAAAAATAACGATATAATAGTATATAGTAAATAGGAGGAAATAAATGGCAAATACGTTTAAGGTAGTAACCTTTGCAGCAGAACCTAATTCAGCTGGAACGCCATATACAGTGTATACAACACCAGGAAGTACA